AACACCGAATTCACCAAGTTCCAGTTTGCACCATCATATCTGTGGACTGTTTCATCTACTGAGTTATTTACCCAATGATTATCCAATACTGGTTTAGCGACTTCGGTAGCGAACACTGAATTCACCAAGTTCCAGTTTGCACCATCATATTTGTGTACTGTTTCAGAAACACTATTTACCCAATGATTATCCAATACTGGGTTAGCAATACTATCAACTTCGGTAATAAATGTCGAATTCACCAAGTTCCAGTTTGCACCATCATATCTGTGGACTGTTTCATCTACTGAATTATTTACCCAATGATTATCCAATACGGAATCAGCGACTCCAACATACACACTAGAGAACACCGAATTCACCAAGTTCCAGTTTGCACCATCATATCTGTGGACTGTTTCATCTACTGAGTTATTTACCCAATGATTATCCAATATTGGGTTAGCAATACTATCAAGCGTACTAGAGAACACCGAATTCACCAAGTTCCAGTTTGCACCATCATATCTGTGGACTGTTTCATCTACTGAATTATTTACCCAATGATTATCAACAGTAGCTTCTATAGGGGGGTTAGAATCTACTACAACATCCATATCGTCCCAAACTGGGGTAGCTGGAATAGTGTTGTTATACATTAAAAACGAATCTAACGTGTTGTTATGCCAAATATCGTTATCAAAATAATCACTAGCTTCAAACGCATCACCAGGTTCATGAATTACCTTCACCGTTCCGACACTGACATCTTTAAATTCAACACCATCCCAATCATATAACACCATGTCATTGGTGTCATAATGATACACAACATTGGAATCAACAAAATCCGATATAACATTCCACGAAACGCCATTATAATTGTGTAATATTGACCCATTATACCATTTAGTGTCATTTGGTAGATTATCTGGAGCTAACCCGTTATAATCAAACACTTCACTTAAATCCCAAACATCATTAACAAATTTATAAGTTTGGTTTACTGATGTATCAGTCCAATACAAATATGGTTGATATGTAGGAGGATTTGGTAAAGATGTAAGGCTTAGTGAATCCCACGAAACACCATTATATTGCTTATAGTTTATAGCATCATAGTTAATAGTACCATTAGTTATGATAGGAAGGGATGTTACTGTTTCATCTGGCACAACAGCTACGGGAGTAGGTGTTGTTGAGTTGAACGTAACACGTCTTTCATCGTTATAATAATAATGAAATACGGTGTTTATTGAACCTATATCGTATGTAATATCTTGCACTAAAGCGATAAAACCAAAATCTATACTCTCACCGCTTACCATATCATATGTTGGGCTAATAATACCATCAAGGTCAATATTGTCTGGAACATTATCTTCTGTTGTATCAATTGGCATCACGTTTAAACTGTGTATGTCAATTAACCCACTTATAGGAATTGATGGTTCAGCAAGTTCAGGTCCGATAACGTTATAGTGCCAATTCTGTTCTAACATATTATCACGTTTATCGTTCTTATTAGCATCTAATAATATAATTTCATCTTGATTAGATAATAATGTGTCGAATGATAATATTCTGTTGGCATCATTACTGTTCCAGAAACGCGTTTCGGTGCTTTGGGTTATTAAACGTTTAAGTTGATGTGAAATCGTCCAATCTAAACCACTAACTTCTATCACAATCATACCATCACCGGATAATGTTACACCATTCCAAGGGTTTGATATGTCATATAACACTGCATCAACATCATAACTTGGTGTTGAGAAAGGTAGGTCATTTGAAAAGTCTGCATCTAATAGGTTTTTCAACACATAAACCCATTCATCTAATTCTATTGAATAGAATAAATGTAACGTTTGTGGTGAACTTGTAGCAGCATCTTCCATAGCTTGAACAATAGTTAATGTTTCTGATTCTGTAAATTCTTTTCTTACATCACCAGGTAACACACCGTTAGTGGTCATGATGGTGAAGAAATCGTTTGAACTTAATAACGGTTGGACATTGTTGTTAAACACAGTAGAAGCTGATGATTCGTTATAAACATTGTTGGTTGATTCACCGCTCTTATAGAACAGAGCTAAATCATCACCAAACAATTTAACGCTTTCATAATTTTCTTTAGGTTCATGCCAGTGTAAGTATTTTGAATCACCGGAAAAGGTGCGGTTCAATGTTCTAAGTTTTAAGATTGTAGTATCTTGTAACATGAACGTATTGTAATCTCGACCGTTTACCATTCTGTCTTGTGTGTAATAGACAGCAGGAGCGGTTCTTCTCACATGTTCAATATCTTCTGATGCTGAACTGTTTTGTAACGAGTTAATTAAAGAGAAGGCAAACTTGAATGTTTGTGTGTTACCAGCTAAACCCACATAGTTAAAGTTTGCTGGTTGATTAACAATTGTATTCTTAGGAATGGTGATAACTTTGTTAATCGAAGTACGAATCCAAATATCTAAAGCACCACTAGGAATGTCAGCGAATTCACCATCACCGAAAATGATTTTAATATTATCGTCTTCTAATGTTTCAATTTCATATTTATTTCTGCGAGGATTTGTGTTAAAGATAACATTTTGTGCATGTGCTAAATCAACTTCTTGCCATTCGCCTGTTTTAGCTGTTGCATCTGAACCATCATCAAGAGTTTCGCCAGTTTCTTGGTCGATAGCATTAATCCATACATCCGTGTCGTTAATGTTTCTTGTAGGGATGGTTAATGTTTGATTTGGGGTAACACCATCAAATGTGTTAGTTTGGTATGACAACGCGCCCTGCTTCGTGAATAAGAAGAATCCTGTTGTGTCTGAACTATCACCTAAACCATCAGAACCATATAATAATGAGAAAGCTGATGAACGTTCAGGACGTTTTTCTTGTGGTCCAGAAGTTATCAATGATACGGGTGTTAGTTCCATAGGAACACTTTCACCGGACACTGTTGTTGAATAAGGAACCACACCGTTGGAAAATGGTATATTTTCCCACTCATACAATTCAAATAGAACATCATCAATTTGAATACGTTCTGTTGGTGATACCGAGCCGAATGTTTGTTTAAGAACACGATTCATTACTAAGATGAATTGTTCTTTCCAGTTAGGGTTGTTTGGGTCATTCCACACGATTGTAACGTTGGCAAGATTATTACCGTTGTTATCGAATATATCTTCACTGGTTGAAATGTTTTGAATCTTAACCAGACCACGAGCTGCTATGTTACGAGAAACGTTATATGATAAGAACTTAGCTAATCTTAAAACAGATTGCTTTCTTTGTGCTTGTGTTATAAAGTTTTCGTTTGCGTTAACATCTAGTCGATAGATTTGTAATTCTGTGACATATGAGAAAATTTCTAATATGGCTATGAATTCACTTGATTCGATATAATCGTTGAAATCTTCTTTGTGGTAAAGCTTTAAATAATCTATCAGACTGGATTTGATTGTGTTGTAATCAAACGCAGCAAAATTTATCTGCTCAAACGCGTCGTAAATCGTTTCATACGCTTCTGCTCTGGCTACTAAACGTGTCATAAAGTGTTCCTAATCAATTCCATTGTTTGTAATATATTTATAAATATGGTAAATACTCACAATTGAGGAAAGGAATATGGCTGGATTGTTAATAAGAAGAGGATTAGAAGCTTCTCGCTCAGGAATTACACCAAAAGAAGGTGAAATGATATACATCACCGACACAAAGAAAATGTGGATAGGTGATGGTGCAACCGCTGGTGGTGAAGGTATAAATGCCAATTCACTTGATGGTGTTACTGCCACACAATTCGTTCGAAGTGATACGGATTCCACATCATCTGGAACTGTTATGCGAGTTGATAATGATGCTGGTATAGATATTCTCACAGAAACTACCGCTATCAATGGTATTCAAGTTTATCAGCCTACATCAAGTGCTGATGCTTTAATGACTTTTCATATCGCTGGTGATTACGCGGTTCATTTTGGTTTAGATGGTGGCACTAACGATTTAGTTGTTGGTGGTTGGTCAATGGGAGCGAATGCTTTTAAAATTTGGCATTCTGGAAATCATGGTTCAGGTTCAGGATTAAACGCTGATTTATTAGATGGTCAAAATGGGACGTATTACGCGCCTGTGGTGTCTCCTGCATTTTCTGGAACACCAACAGCACCTACGGCTTCAAATGGCACCAACAGCACTGTGATAGCTTCTACGGCATATGTATTGGCTAATGCGGTGGCTAATCCTACAGGAACGGTTATAGCGTTTTCAACATCAAGCATACCAGCAGGTTATATTAAATGTAATGGGTCTGCTGTATCAAGAACAACTTATTCAACTTTATTCGCTGAAGTTGGCACATTATATGGTTCGGGTAATGGTTCCACTACATTTAACCTTCCAGATTTACGAGGCGAATTCATAAGGGGTTGGGCTGATAACAGAAGCGTAGATACCGGACGTGCTATTGGTTCGTATCAGGCTGAAGCTTATAAGTCTCACAGACATACAAAAGATTCTTATGCTGCTCAAGTAGCTGTAGCATTTTCTGGGGTATTCAGTGTTACTGCAAATTCATCAGGAACAAATACAGGTTACAGTGGTGGAGCAGAAACAAGACCTCGTAACAGAGCCTTGATGTATGTAATTAAATACTAATCACGTTTACGTGGATTGTTAGTAACATACATCAAAATCAAACCCAGTCCCAATAAAGCTAAAACTTCTGGGACTACTTTAGGTGAATCTGTTTTAATAATTTTAACAGGTTCACCGTTTAAAGTGTTGGTAACTCTATCAACCATAATAAAACCTAGAACTAACACAATAAGAACCAATATTACATTTTTCATAATTTCCTCTCTAAGACGATTTCGTTATCAACAATGTTGAATTGGTACCAAGGGATTGGGCTGTGTTCTGGAATTGGGTCAAATTTGGGTGATATAACAATGTAAACGATATTATCACCTTCCGTGTAGGTATCAAGAATTTCAAGCTTAGAGAGCACCTTCTTAACCGTTTTACTGGCACCCTTTAACATGTTGGTAGTTACCTTAAACTTTCCAATACGCTGGTTCATATTAACCTCTTTCAAAAGTTTCTAATTCCCACTGAGATAAAGTTTTATCAACCGCCATTCTTTCGGCAGCTTCAACAAGCTCCATATATTCTTCAATGGTATTAATTTTAGTCCACACTGGACGTTCTTTATATTTAAAACCTAACTCAGAGATAATCTTTCTGTCGAATGGGCAATGTGGTGGTTCTTGAATATTACCATTACACCATTGATATTTCAAGTACATGTTCAACAATTTTTGAACAACACCTAATTTGATTTCATAACCCCTTAACACTTGTGGGAAAACTTCATCAATCCAATCTTTCAACCATAGTAGATTAGCCATATGGTCTTCAGAGCCAACCATCATGGTGCTATACTCTTCTAAGACTAACATTTCAATCTTAGTCACAATACCTAATCGGAAAATAGCTTTCGTTCTTGCATCTACATTAGGAGCATAAACCCCAGCATGTTGAAATGCAGCACCGAAAGTTAAAACCCAGAACTCATTATTGATAAAATCTTGTTTTGATTCAGACATAATAAATGTGTTGGTTGGTTAAGATGTGTCTATTATAACAGGGTGACAGTGAATGTCAAATTATTTCGAAAGGTTTATTATATTTGCCGATGTTTAAGTTTACGTAATGACCAACATCAAAATAATCTGTCTGAGAATCTGAATTATCATGATTGTTTAAGTTTAATGCTTTTACTATTTTTTCAAAAGTAGCTAAAACTTCACCAGAAAAATGATGACCTAGATTGAAAGTATTGATGTCTGCATAGGTTGCATCGTCTTTTAATAAGTTGACATCAGCTTTGCTTATAGTTAATACTATTGTGCTGTAGTGTTTAACACCTAATGACCATTTCCAAGATTTGGGGAGAACTTTTTTCAATTCAGCTCTAATTTCTGCTTTCATTTCTTGATTCATATAAGCCATGTCGTTCACCATTTCGTTTAAGTTGAGTCTATTATACCAACATGGTAGAGAATGTCAAATTTATTTAAAGAAAAATGATAATTCATCATTTAGATGTTCGATTTCATCATCCTTTACTTTTATAGTATTCTCTAGTTCATAAACTTGATGTGTCAATTTCACATTTTCCTGCCTTAATTTGGAAATAATGTTTTATGGTCTTTTTTAGTGTTATTAGTTTTGAAAAATTTAATGTCTTCTGTAATTATTCCAGATTTTTCGTTCGAGGTGGCTACGGTGTCTTCTGCAATTTTAAGGAGTTTGTTTAAAGATACGTATTGGAACCATTCTCCGTTCATTTTTCTCCCGATATTAGATGCTATTTTGTGAAGTTTTTTCTCCAGTAAAAACGCGGCATTACGAGTTTCGCATGGGATTGTGCATGATATGGCTAATGGGTATGCGTTACTAACTTGTAAAGCTCGCAATCGTTCATTAACTTGATTAGATACACCTATTTTCAATAAGGCATTACCATCACTTTGAAATTTGTCTGTCTGTTGTATAAAATACACATAATGTATGTTAGATGTCATTGTGATTCCTTCAGACAATAGAAATCATTAGACTGAATGTGATAAAATACATATAGCCTTATCTTTCTTATATCTCTTAGTTTTAGAAAATTGTTATAATAATATTGTACTACCATGCCATAATTTTATGGTATGTTAATCCATTAGGTATATCCCTACCTATGTCAAATATGAATTTGAATATCACGTTGCATGTTTACATATAAAGCCACTACAGCTCGATGGGTTAGCCTACTCCCCCAATATTATTATAATTCACTACACTGAAACGATTGAAGTATATCCTGAGTTATTGTTATTATTATCCACCAAGCAGTAAAGTTACTGTTTATGAATGTGGTCAGGTAATTGAAACAAACACCACGTTTCAAATGTATTCAATGAGTGAACTTGTGAAACTGTATCAGACTAAATTCAATCTGTAAACAGTTTTTATTTTTTTATTGATTCCTCTTTAATAAATATACCGTGTTGGTACCACCTTTTCGATTTATTGTCAATCATAGCTGGTTTATCACCATCACGATGGAGTTCGTCATGTTGGTACCACCTTTTCGATTTATTGTCAATCATAGCTGGTTTATCACCATCACGGTGAAGCTTGCCATGTTGGTACCACTTTTTCAATTTATTGTTAATCATAGCTGGTTTATCACCATCACGATGAAGCTTGCCATGTTGGTACCAAAATTTTGAATTGTTAAATTTAGTAATAATTGCTGGTTTATCACCATCACGGTGAAGCTCGCCATGTTGATACCAATGCTTATCACCATCAGTGAGCATAATTGCTGGTTTATCATCATTATCACGATGCGCTTTACCATGTTGCATCCAATATTTATCACCATTATTTTTTATGATTGCTGGTTTATCACCATCACGGTGAAGCTTGCCATTATCATACCAATATTTATCACCTTCAGAGCTTACTTTCGCCTCTTTATCGTCAAAACTGTGATACTCAGAATGTAAGAACGTTTCTCCTTCGTTGTTAATCATAGGGGTATTGTAATGTTCAAGCTCTTCAGGTTTATTATGGTGCTTGAACAAATTAAGTTTTATCATTTTTAATCCTTAAACAGCTTATTAAGCTTTTCTAATGTAGCAAGATGTAATTCAGCACTAGAAAGCTCGTCAATATTTATCAATTTCTAATTGCTTAACCGTTGGGAACAGCGGGTCGTAATGTTCTAGCGATTGAGGGTCATGGAGTAAGTAGTATAAGTTCATAATACCTATTTATAATTAATAGGCACTTCCTGTTACGTGTTTCAACATTTTCCCACACCGTTGGCACTTTTTATCACCGTTTGGTAATCTTTTGTAATTGTGTCCAAACCCTTTACACATCTTGTGTGCGCTTCTTCCTATTTTTTGCATTGTACTTTCCATGAAAAAACCCGTCCAGAGCAATCTTAATGGGTTATTTGAGCAAGTATTTATAAATACTAACATGAACTTATATACTTATCACAACCAACCAGAAAACTTACTAAATTTTGAAGAAGCTCAAAATTCTATCCCTGATATAATTTGGAGTAAATTGTATATATCTAGATATGATGATGACCCACATAACAAGCGTGAGGGCAACTTTAAGAAGCTGGAAACATACAGACATCTTTTCGCACACACAGCAAAGGATGCAGCAAAATTTTCAGATAAAATCTTGCAGGGTAGATTCCTTAAAGGTGAAAAGGTTATAATGAATAATGTGTATTTTGGTGAGTTATATCTCGAATTCTTAAAAGAAGAAGGTATCCCATATAAGAAACTTTTAGATAAAGTAAGAGCTGGAGGGTTCAAATAATGGACTTATACACCAAAATAATGGACTTATACGATTATCACACGGAACCACATTCTTTGTACAAATATGATGATTTACATGACCCAGAAGAGCAAAAAAAGCTTGATGCTTTCTGGGAAAATATCAATGAATACCAGAATATAGGTAAAGGTATATACTTTATAGCTTCTCAACCTGACCATGCGGGTCAATACGCTAGATACACGGGTAAAAGATTCCCAGAAGGTGAAGCGCAGTTAGCTAATAGCGAATATTGGGCGTATGCTTATGCTAAAGACATTTTAGAGGGTAGGTTTGAAGAAGGTGAAGCTGTAATGGCAAAAAGCCCTCACGTAGCCTTAGATTAC